TTCCGCCAGTTGAAACAGAACCCGAAACAGTAGTAGTAATAATTCCACCAGATGATTATACCGTCACAGATATAGAAGACAACGAGCCAATCACGACAGTGATATTGGACAATATTCTTGAAAATACATTCACTGCTGATATTGAGGCTGACGAGGTTGGCGCTGTTCTTGACACACTCCTCGGCGCAGAACTTAGCGACACCCAGTTTGACAATGTTCTAGAAGCCGTGTTTACCGAAGATGTTTCGGCAGATGTATTCACCGAAGCACTGACAACGATGCTAGATGCAGACATCACTAGCGAACAGTTGACGGCAGTTTTGGATTCAGCATTTTCGGAGGACACTTCTGCTGAGAATATGGTGTCTGCTTTGGTGTCAATCTTTGATGGTCCGCTTAGTTCTGGCGACCTAGACACAGTTATGGCAGCCGTGTTTGACGAGGACATTTCGGCCGCGGACACCATGACGGTTCTCGGAGACTTGCTTGAAACAAACCTGAGCATGTCAGAAACAGAAGCAATCTTTGACAGCGTGTTTGACAGTGACCTTTCCGATGCAGAAACAATTGACCTCATCGTTGATGTATTGGCAGACGAACTCACCTCAGAGTTGTTGAACACTGTTCTTGGCGCAGTCTTTGACGAAGAAGTAAGCACCGAGGTTCTGATTGAAACCTTCACCGCCGTCTTGGGTAACGAACTAGATGCTGAGTCGGTTGGTGTCATCGTGGATGTGTTGGAATCCGACACAATTACGAGCGAGCAGGTATCCGAAGTAGTCACATTGGTAATTGAGCAGGAAGGTGGTATTCCCAGTGAGCAAGCAACAGAGTTGGCAACTAGCGCAAAGGTCCTGGAAAGCATCGATGCTTCGCAAGCAACAGAAGTCTTTAGCGCGGTCGTGGTCGATGATGTGTCATCAGAACAAGGAGAGGCAATAGCAGAAGCCCTCATTGACGCCCCAACGGAAGTAAAGGAATCATTTGAAGAGGAAATAAATGTCTTCGATGGCGTCTTCGATACCTATGTTGCAGTTGACTCGTCAATCGATGTTGGAGACAGAAGAACGCTTGTTGCTGCAGGAGCCGCTGTGGCGGCAGTTGGCGCTGCTGCTGGTGCTGCACCCTCCCCTGGCCCCACAGGCCCTTCTGGAGGCCCCACAGGCCCTTCTGGAGGCAATTCTGGTGGAGGCGGTGACGTTCCTGCTCCAGATAAGAAGAATAATTCAAAAAATCGGCGCCGTGCGCGTCGGAGTGTCCGCGTAAGGTAGCCGACCCTACCTATACCACAAGTGATGATTAAATAAAATAACTGTACCTAGTCGGCAAGGACAAGATATGTTGAAAAAAATCATTGGAGAACTTTCTTCACTTGGCTGGACCCTGGCTGGAACTGGACTTGTCCTGATTACTCTTAGCGGAGATACCCAAAAATGGGGAATCTACATGTCAATCGCGGCATTGGCTATACACATTATTGGTTTCGTTATCCCGTCTGGAGACGACGAGTAATGACTGAAGTATATGTAGCACTGATTAGCACATTCGGTCTGGTCATTGTTGCATATTTTGAGCATGGTCGCCGCGCTTCTAAGCAAAACTGGGAAGAAAATAAAGCAGACCACAATTTCGTTGTCGACAAAATCGAGACAGTAGCAAAGGGACTCGGAATTTCAATAGACAGAGTTGAGAGTACGGCGCTAAGAACAGAAGCAAAAATTGACGAGCACATCCGCGACCATGCTGTTGGAGAATTTAAAGCCGATGCCCCCGCGTGATATATCACGCCGCTAGACTCCTGGCAACAAGTATAAAACTGGAGCAAATTAATGATTGATAGAAAAAATATTATGGACATTGCCAAGCGCGAATGCAAAGGCGATGCATCTACGGAAGAAATTGAATGGCTGCAATCTCCAGAAAATCGCTTGGCTTGGTGTCAGTCGCTTCTAACCGCCCTTTCGGACTATGAGTCATCTGCAATGTATCATCGCGAGCGCGTTAATATGATGGCTCAAGATGTAAAACTTGGTGTTGTTTCCCATAAGGACTACCTTGATGAGAAAGAAAAGTTTGACACATGGTATCGAAAGTCGCAGCGTTACCGCAACGGTATCAGCGAGCGCCTATCGCAGGTAAAAACACTCCTCGCCGAAGACAAGACAATTTCATACCTTGATGAAATCGCGAGATTGACTTATGCAATCATCCAACATAAGAAGGAATCTGAAGAAACTGAAGCAATACCAGAAGTATATGACCTTATTCTTTGGTCATCTATTTCAGTTCTTGAGTAGGCGTGGACAGCGAATATTCGCAACTAGCAGGAGCGTTGAGGTCAATCGCTCTTGCGTGCGATGGCGCAGTAACCGAAGACGGCATAGGTTTTAATAAATCAGATTCGCGTATCGGGACACAATTAGCACTAATCCCAGAGTCATACTGGACCCCGACGATGGCTTATTCTGCGTGGATAATGTTGGCCAAGTATTCGAAACAACTAAGGAAACTTGGTTTTGTGTATGACGAGATTACTCCCCCCAGGCGCTCATACACAGACATACATGAAGACCTAAGTTCCCTTTATGGCTCAAATGTGGATAAGCGAATCACTAAAATTAAGAATAGTTTTATTGTTCATTGTCAATACGATGAGCAGATAACTTCAGAACTAAAGCAAATTACTGGAATTGTTTGGAATTCCGCTGCATCTGTTTGGATTGCGCCAGAATCGGCTAAATTGGAACTTGCAGAATTTGCATCTAAGTACCAATTCAATGTCTCGCAGGAAGCACAAACTCAATTGCCTGAAGTAATCCAAGATACAGAAAAGTCGCTGACCATTAGCAAGCGCGGTATGGCTGTAATTAAATTCCCGTATGACCCTGAGATTATTGCTGAGGTAAAGAAACTCCCTCAGCGAATTTGGGATATGAAGAAAAAGCACTGGACTGCACCAATAACTATTGGAGTACTTGAATTAGCCGATAAGTATAAGTTTGATGTTGAAGATTCGGTTAGAGAAAAAATTCTTGAACTCACCAAGAAGTCAACAGAACTACTGGTCCAATCAACATCGACCGATGCAGACATAAACATCCCTACCCTTAATGGAACTTTAATGCCATACCAGAAGGCTGGAGTTGCCTATGCGGGTTCGGTGGGGCGCTGCCTAATTGCTGACCAAATGGGGCTGGGTAAGACGGTTGAGGCAATAGCCGCACTTGAATACAGGGACGCATTCCCAGCAATTATTGTGTGCCCCGCTTCGCTTAAAGAAAACTGGAAGCGTGAAATAAATAAATGGCTTCCTCACCGAACCGTCAATATTTTGAGCGGAAAAGGTAACATTGCAAATGTTGATGTGAACATTGTGAACTACGACATCGTCGGCAGGTTTGTTGAGCCAATCATGCACCTAAAGCCTATGGGACTTGTTCTTGACGAGTCGCACTATGTAAAGACCAGCAAAACAAAACGCACCGAAGCCGTTCGCGATATCGCAAAGAAAGTTCCGCAGTCTGGAACCGTATTACTTCTTTCTGGAACTCCAGTGACAAACAGACCAGAAGAACTTGTCAGTCAACTAGAGATTCTTGGAATGCTTAGTCGCTTCGGTGGCAAGTGGGCTTTCCTGAAGCGTTACACGAATGCGTACCACAATGGATTTGGCTGGGACACCAAAGGTGCTTCTAACCTAAATGAACTGAACATGAAACTGCGCCAGAACTGCTACATCCGTAGAACCAAAGACGAAGTGCTAAAAGAACTTCCAGCAAAGACACGAAATGTTGTCCACGTTGAGCCATCTGGAAAAGGATATGTGGAGTACAGGAAAGCAGAAGGCGACCTTCTTTCATTCCTTGCAGAGAATGGATATCGCGCTTCGGATACAGCGGAGCACTTGCGGAGAACTACTGTTCTGAAGCGTCTTGCCGCTGACGCGAAGATGGAAGCAGTAATCGAATGGATTGATTCATTCTTAGATTCCTGCGATAGAAAACTTGTTGTGTTCGCGCACAATGTCGCGATTGTGGATTACCTTGCTGGCAAGTATGGAAATCTCCGTGTAAGCGGTCAGGACTCAATGGAAGACAGGCAGCATGCTGTTGACTCTTTCCAAAAAGACCCGCAAGCAAGAGTAATTGTTCTTAACCTTCAGGCTGGTGGAGTCGGGCTAACTCTGACCGCTGGCTCAGATGTCTGTTTCGTCCAGCAAGGATGGACTCCTGGAGAGCATGACCAAGCAGAAGACCGTTGTCACCGAATTGGACAAGAAAACAGCGTTCAAGTCTGGTACCTAATTGGAGTAAATACCATCGATGAGGATATTTACGACCTGATTGACGCGAAACGAGTCATTGTTGATGCTGTCACTGAAGGCGATGAAGTCCAGCAAGCAAGCGTTGTTGGCGACCTAATGAAAAGGCTTTACGCCAAAACCAAGCCATAGCCTTTGTATACACCTTGCTTCGACAAGACTTTGGGCAACCGAGTCATAAGGAGCAATCATGAAAGCAACAACAGCAGCAGACGGAATCGCAAAGGGTGGCGCAATGGGCGTCGTTGTTTACTTGTGCGACAAGTACAGCATTGACCCAATGCTTACCGCACTTGCAATGCCGCTAGTGGCAGCAGTCCTCGCAATGGCATCAACAAAAATTGGCGACCCAACAGTTGCTTCATTCTTCGCAGCAAAGCAAGAGGCTAAGAAATAATGGCAAAGGAAAGTTGGCCAGTAGTTCCAGTTAAATACTGCGAGCATTTGGAAGGCAAGAAGCCAAGCCAGATTACCCCTGCGATGCTTCGCAAGTTGTCTGTTGGTGGGCAAATGCACCACTGTGCAGCGCGCGCTTTTGAAGCAATGAAAGCAGCCGCAGCAGCAGAAGGAATCAAGTTGGCTCCGACTTCCAGCGGCGATACATTCCGCAGTATCGAGACCCAGAAAAAAGGCTTCCTTACTCGCTACCAGAAGGAATTAATTCCAGGTTCGTCGACCCGTACATGGGATGGCGTGAAGTGGTATCTCAAGAAAGGCAACGCCCCGTTGGCTGCCCCAAATGATGATGCAAAAACATGCTCCCGCCACATGATGGGAATCGCCATTGATATCGCAAATGCAAACGGCAAAATTCTTGCTTGGTTGCTTGCAAATGAGCAGAAGTTTGGATTCAGTCACGAGGTAGTAGAAAACCCAGGCGCAGAACCATGGCACATCCGTTTTACCGAAGGTAAAGCAATGCCACAGGCTGTTCTGGACTACGAAGCGGCTAATCCACCACAGGCGTAAGTGTCTGAATATGGGCTGAAAATATAGTATTATTTCGCTCATACCCTCGCACACTTAAACACATAAGTCAGTACAATTATTCACAGAACAAGGAAAAAGGAGTCCAGAAATGGCCGCAAGTCAGTCCACAATTACATTCGATGTCCAAGATTGCAAGGTGTACCCAGTCACCGCTGACGCATCTGGTGGCATTACATACGGTGCAGCAATTGATGTTCCTGGTATCCAGGAAGTATCTGTTGAGCCAAACTTTGTCACCGTAGAACTTAAGGGTGACGGAAAGGTTCTTGCCAAGAAGGGCAAAATCGACCGTCTTAACTTCTCTGCAACCTATGCTGAGTTGAGCCTTGAAGTACTCAAGACAATCTTTGGTGGCACCGTTGCCGCTGCAGGTTCGGGTTCAACCGAAACCGCAACTTACACCTTTGACGGTGGAAGCCTTCCATACTTCAAAGTTGAATTCTTGGTCAATGACCTTGAGTCAGAACTTTCAGAGTTGGTATTCCAACTTGCTAAGTGCCAAGTAACTGGCGGAACGATTATGTCGGGTTCGACTGACAACTTCGGCACCCCATCGTTCGACGCAGAAGCGATTCTCCCAATCGCAACTGGCGTTGGCTTCGGAACCGTACAGTTCCGCGAAGCATCAACTGGCCTTAGCGCTTAATTAATTTAATCCAACTCCTCCTTGGGACAAACGACGGCCTTCGGGCCGTCGTTTGCTTTATCCCCGAATAGTGTGTATAGTTACCCGCATGGATTATTCACCAATTGTTTTAAAAAATAAAGGCGTTCCAGTTAAGTTCTACAAGACAAAAAAAGCAGAAAATGGGCTTGATGTTTGGGAGCGAGAATACGATGAGGTCGGCGAGCCAATCGTCGAAGATTCTTTCGTGCGCTTCAATAACAATGTGATTGCAGACATCGAGGTTCATTGGGGAAGCCTTGAAGAATGGCAAGAGCGGATTGAAAAACAGCCAGTTCATACGCTTAGGCAAACACTTGCTTTTGCAACAAGGCGACATAGTTCAGATATCGGAGAGGCAATGCTCGATGGTGAGGTGCTTGGTTATTCAAACGTAATCGGAACCGCGTGGGCAATTGCCAACGGCGTAAACCCGATAATGGCGAGTCGGATGTTGAAGCAGAGCGCCGAACTCGCCGAAGAGCAAAAAAGGCTGCTAAACGAGGCAATGGACGCACAGCAGGAAAAGACACAGGACTTCCTTGGAGACAGTGGTACACAACCTGGTCCCAAACGGGCCGTCCGTACGAAGAGTTCTGGGACCTCAGCCCAGCCCAAGTAGCCGCCGTCTTTGAGGGTATGGGTTACATGAAGCAAAAGGCTGGGACTAGCGAAATCATGAATTTTGCTAAGTCGCTTGGTCTTGCTTCTGGCTAGTCGTTTGTAATTTGCATTTATACTGTTTTCGTTTGCGTGCGGTGTTTTAATGTGAAAAAATAAATCTATGTCAAACGCTCCTGGTGGTATGCCGCCACTAAACGTCCGCATTCAGATTTCAACAACTGGTGCTGGAAGTGCCGCGTCTGCAATGCGCACTGTTTCTGGCGCATCTAGAGCAATGGGCTCTTCTGTTGCAGGCAGTGCTGTACCAATCAGAATGATGGGTGACGCAATGCGTCAAACCGCTTCGCTAATCAAGTATTCAGTTATCGGCGGATTCTTGAATATGGGCAAAGCCGCAATCGACGCTTCCCGTCAAATGGAAGTTTCAATGTCGCGAATTCAGGGTTTGGTTGGAATTAGCGCAGTTGAAGTAGAAAAAATGAAGCAATCAATCCTCGAACTTGGAGGTGCTACAACTAAATCTCCACTGGAACTTGCCGAGGCTTTGTACTTTATTACATCTTCTGGTTTTGAAGGCGCTGCAGCGATGGACATTCTTGGCGAATCAGCCCGCGCGGCTGCCGCTGGACTCGGAGAAACTCAGGTCATTGCCGATGCATTGACATCGGTTATGAGCGCTTACGGAGAAGGTACATATGATGCTGCAGCCGCGGCAGATATTCTCACTATTGCAGTACGAGAAGGCAAGGCAGAAGCAGACCAATTTGCTCCAGCATTAGGTAAAGTTCTTCCAGTAGCAGCCGCTTTCGGTGCGACCTTTGAGGATGTTTCTGCTGGTGTTGCCGCATTGAGCCGTACTGGTTCAAGCGCTGGTACTGCTGCTATTTATCTGCGTCAAGTTTTTTCACAATTGCTAAAGCCGTCAAAGCAGGCGGCCGAAACGATGATGTCGGTTGGAACCAGCGCAGAATCGATTAGGGCGCAAATTAGCGAGGAAGGACTTCTCGCAGCCCTGGAAGGTCTAAATGCAAGACTTGGCGGAAACGAATACGAAATTGCATCCGCTGGCCTTGCAAAGGTTTTTGGAAACGTCCGTGCACTTACTGCTGTCTACTCATTGCTTGGTCCAAACCTAGAGGCAAACCGTGAGATATTTGCAGAGATGTCGAACTCTGCAGGAGCAGCAGCGGATGCTTTTGATGTGGCCGCACAAACTGCAGACGCAAAGTTTAAATCCGCTCTTGGAGAAGTCCAGGCGATGATGATTAGGCTTGGAGACCAAATTATGCCAGTGGTTGCTGACCTGGTTGAGTTCGGCGGTGCAATTCTTAATGGAATAAACACGGTAGTTGCATTCACTGGGAAACTTGGCCCAGTTGGAACCGTACTTGGAAAGATAACTAAATACCTTCTTGGTGCCACAGCCATTCTGTTCCTCTTTGCAAGAGGCACACTTTTTGCCTTTACAAAGGGAGCAGCATTGCTTCGCTTGTTCGGCAACATGCAAATAACAATTAAGGGTCTAACTGGTGGAATCCGAACAATGAGCGGAACCACGAAAGGCCTTGGGGCGAGCATGGGCTTCCTTGGGAAGAGCACCATGAAGTCATCTTTTTCGGTTAGCCAAATGAATTACATTACGGCCCAAGGCGCGATATCCGAGCGCGCATACTACAACGCAATAGCACTCACAGCCACTAATCAAAATCTAAGAACAATTGCAACACAGAAAGCGGCCGCAGCATCCACAACGGCAG